GGTTTGGGTTCTGATAAGAAAATCTTCCAGTGACCGTTCCTCCTCCTGCATTTCTAAGCTGATTAATCTCTGCATGGATTCTACCTTTATGTTCGTACCTTAAAATAGAATCAATGAATGTGGTATGAGCTTTGTTAATCTCTCTTGCTTTAGCAATGAGGTTTACGACAGGATGTTTATGTTCTTGTAAAAAATTTTTAGTAAAGGAAGGAGCAGATGTTTTTTCTGTTCTTGGATATTCTATTTTCAACATGTCAAATACATTTGCGACGGATCGTGCTGCCCATATTTGAGTGTCAACATTGGTTTCTGATTTTATTTTGTTAAGGATTTCTTTCTCTTCAGCCATTAATTGTTTCTTCATGGCATGAGCTCTTTCGATATCAACGCGAACGCCTTTGAATCTCATGTCGACTAGACATGGAAAGAGATCTGTTTCTAAATCAAATATATCTTCTAGGTCTTGTTGAATAATTTCCTTTTTAAGTTCTTGCCAAAGACCTAAAGTAATTTCTGCGTCTCGTTCAGCGTAAGATCCTGCGTGCATGGCAGGGAGCTTATACATCTCTGCTTTGGGATCGATGCCCCATTCGGATGCAGCTTCGGCTAGTGCTCTTTCATTTTTACCGTAGCCTAAATAATGCCAGGATAAACTATTAAGATCGTATCTAAATCTATTTTCATCGGTGATGGCTGAGGCCAACATGGTGCAAACAATATCTCCATTGATTTTAAAACCCATGGCTCTTAACCAACACACGTCGTAGATAGCATTGTGAAATATTTTTGTGGAAGGAGCTTCTAAAATATCTTTGAGCCATAATAATACTTTAGCTTTCTCCATATTCCCACCACCTTCGTGAGCAATTGGAAAGTATCCTTTGTAGTAAGAAGTGGCGACGGCTATACCTATTACTTCTCCATTACCAATGATAGAACCTGATCCTTTTTTAATTAAATCAGGATCCTTTGTTTCTAGATCGATTGCAATTTCATCTACCTGTCTTAGGTCTGGAAATTCTGTCGGCTTCACCCATTCAGTCTGGGCTTCAAATCTAGGAATTCGCATTAGTTATGTGGACACCTTTCTTTTTTTAAATCACCAAGTTTTACTTTGCCGTTAACAACTCCTTTATCCTTAAGCTCTTTCCATTTATTATAACCGTCTACCCAACTTTCCTGAGGGCCATAATCTCTTTCAATTATCATATCAATATAATGTTTAGCTTTTTCTAGATCTTGTACTTCTCCTTTATGCGCATGTCTGCAGATATATTTAATAGCATTTCCTTCTGCAAATTGCAATTTGTTCTTGTTTATAAACTCGCTTGGCTGCATCACCATATCTTTATAGTGAGATCCTCCAATTTGTTTATTGTATACTTTCGATGTCATATCCTTTAGCCTCCTTTTTTGCCGCCATAATATATAAATTTTGTTTAGTACGTGTGACGCCCACATACCAAATCCGGTTTTCTTCGTCTTCCTTATCTGGGCTTTTTTCAATAGCTTCCCTGATAGTTTTGGTATTATCCATGATGAGTAAAACATTATCAGCTTCGCCTCCTTTGGCTGAATGAATTGTTGATAGTTTAACTCTAGCTTCTTTGGATAATTCTTCGCCTGCCTGCAACATAGTTCTAATGTAGAGACTGTCTTCAGGTTCAGTTTCAAAAACTTCAAACCACTGTTGAGTAGGGCTATAGCCAAATTCTTTTAAATCATAAAGTCTTTCTTCCTTTTCCGGAAATTCCTTTCCAAAAAATTCAAATAAATCTCTGCACTCTGAGATGGAGAGTTGGGATCCATTTGTCCATCGCTTATAGTTTTGAATGGCATCATAGAGATGAGTTTTATAACTCTTTCTGTTTTTATATTCAAAATAAATTCCTCTATCTCTTAGTGATGGCTTAAGTTTTATTAATTTATCATTGACTCGCGCTAATACTAACCACTTCCCTTTATGTAAAGGAACATCTTCAATAGAAGTAACAGGATTTATAGATCCATCTTCATCTCGTGCTTTCCATTTTTTTTCTAATCTTCGTTCATCTGGTATTCTACTTAAAATATTGTCAGCAATATGTTGAACCCTTTTAGGAACTCGGTAAGATTGTGGTAGCACTATTTCTTTTGCCGGTTCTTGTTGAAATCTTTTAACATCTGCACCAGCCCAACCATAAATGGCTTGATCATCATCGCCAGCTAATATAACATGCTTAGAGTTTTTCTTTAAGATATCAAACATTTTCCATTGAATCGGCGACAGATCTTGAGCTTCGTCAATAAAAACGACGTCATATTTCGGACAAAGTTCTGCCACAATGAATTTTTCAATCATATCGGTAAAATCTTTAAGATGATAGGACTCTTTGTAGTTATTTAATTCATCTCTGAGAATGTATAATAGGTTTTGATCGAGATCCTGAGAATACATATCGGTATTGTACTCCTCTTCAATAGGTATTTCTTTGATTCGAGCTGCATTAATTATATTAAAGTATTCACTATCTGAATTAACAAAGCCGGTTGTTTCTTCTCCATTACTATAGACCGTTACTTCTATCCCTAGACTCCTGCCTATGTCTTCGTAGTGTTCATCTTGCATAACTTCACTTTTTTTCATGCCTAGTTTCCAGAAAGCCAGGGAATGCAGAGTTCTAAAATGTTTTAATTGTTTCTCACTGATGTGGGGATTTTGATCGAGCATTCTTTCTTTAGCTTCAGTAGCAGCTTTCTTAGTAAAAGCGAAATAACCTATCTTATCAATAGGAGTTCCTAGCTTGAGAAAAGTTCGGGCATAATGTAAGAGACGAGTTGTTTTCCCTGTTCCCGGAGGCCCGAGTATTTTTCTCATCATCGATTGCCCTTTTTTATGTTATCAAGAGCCCAGAGAGGCTGCAAATTGGTGTAACGAAAACATATCTGTTGCTGCTCAGGATCTGTTAGATCAAACTTAGAGCACGCTTTAATATGGTCCACATGCCATAAGCCATAATTTTCTCGGGTCATCCAAGGTTCAAATTTAGATTCCAAATGGACCCACAATTCATCAATAGTACAGTCGAGTAGCTCCATTGTTCTTTTTGATTTATGTTTCCCTTTTAATGCATCATGGAGTCTCGTTCTTAAATAATGTTTTAGTTTTGTATTCGGATTAGCTAATCTTTTTCTCATACCCCTTCTCCACAGTTTTTTTAATCTTTCTTTGTTAGCTGGGTTAGTTCGATATTCTTTACTCACTTGACGTGAATATTCTCTGTTCTTTGCATGCCATTCACGATTATATTTATTTCTTTGTACTTTATTTTTAATATGTGATTTTTTCCATATTTCTTTTTTTCTTTCCTGTCTTTCAGGCGATAAATTGTGCAGCCGATATTTTTCTTTATTTTTTGCCCACCATCGGTTGTCATATTCTCTGTATCTTTCCACATTCCTTGCTCGCCGGTCTCTGGCGAGCTTGTTTATTCTTTCCTTGTTTTTAAAGCGATATTGTTTCTCATATTCTTTCTTATATTCTTTAGTCCATGCCTTATTTCTTTTCATCATATAATGTCCTTATTTTTTAAATAGGATTCTCTATTCCATTCTCTTACACGTTCTTTATTATTTAATCTCCATTCTCTGTGTGCTTTGTCTAGCCGTTCTTTGTTTCTTAAATAATATTGTTTCCAATATCGTTTGTTGTGTTCAGCTATTTTTTCTTTATTTTTTAAACGGTATTCTTTTTTATATCGTGCTATACGTTCTTTATTTCTTAAATAGTATTCTCTAGTGTGTTTTTTTACACGTTCTTTGTTTTTTAAACGGTATTCTTTATTGTATTCTTTTTTATATCCCTTGTTTTTTAAATTCCATTGTTTTTGATATTCTTTATTTCTTAAATAATTACGTTCTTTTTTATATTTAATTACCAAAGCATCGGCTTCAAGTTTAGTAATCTTTTCTTCAAGTTTAGCAATCGTTTCTTCGTAATAATTTATCTTATTCATCATATGGACTCCTTCTTAATAAATCTTTCCTCGTGTAGTCTTATCTGTATTTTACAGTCCTCATAAGTAGTATTTTTTTTTCTTGAATTTTCATCATTTCTAATAAATATTAGATTTTGTAAAGTGTAGTCTTGGTCTGAATCTAGTCTGTCTGCGCTTAAATTAGACCATTCTCGTGGCGTCTTTTGGCCATTAGCACGTTTCATTCCTCGGGTAATTATTGTTATAGGTAAATGCTGTTCTAGATGGTCAACTCCTGGACCCCAGGCACTTCTCATTCCATATATGCTTTTATGTTTTTTGAACGCAGCAAGAAACTCGTTAAAAGTGAAATAACGTTTATTTTTTCGACCACGTTTTTGGGTCTTAAAATTT